ATGGTGCCCTTGTTCAGCTCGTAGATTTTGCTATAATCCGCGCCGCTTCCGAGGTACTTCTTGGCGATGTTCCAGAGACAGTCGCCGCTCTTGACGGTGTAGGTCTTTGCGGCGGCGGCCGCCGCCGGCTCCGGCCTGGAGGCCGTTGCGGAGGTGTCGTTGGTCTTTGCGGCCGGGCGGATGTTCAGCTCGGCCGTGGTGTAGACCTTGATGTCCTTGTTTTCCACAAAGGTCACATCATAGCTGATGTCGCCGTTGCCGCCGTCCGGCTGCGGGCTGAAGTCGGAGACCATGACTTCGAGGTTTATCCAGGTTTCCGTCACCATGAGGATGAGGGGCGTCCCGTTGGCTCTCCACCGCTCGAAGGTGTTCACCATTTCGGTCGGGGAGCGCCAGTAGTGGGACTTGATGAAGCTGTACTTCGTCCGGCTGCTTCCCGGGAATTTGCCGGACCAGGAGAGCTGGAGCAGCTTCGTCCCGCTCGGCAGGCGGACCTCGCCGACGTTGATGATGTCGTAGGCGCGGAACTTGCCGCTGCCTTTCTGCTTCAGCTTCTCCGGGAGCATAGCCAGGGCCAGGCGGGTCCCGCTTTCTTTCTCGGTGATGTAGATGTCCATTTATGCGGCCCCCTTTGCTGGCATATTTGCGAAGATACGAGCCAGGCGCTCCGCCAGCTCGTCGCCGATGTCGTCCACCATTTCCCGGATGCGGGTCTTGATGATGCGGACGATGTCGTCCTCGCTCATGCCGCCCTCGCGGGCTTCGATGACAAAGGACGGGGAAAGGTCGAGCTTGACTTCGATGACCTGGCCGCCCGGTGCGGTGGTGCTGACGGGCGTCTGCATGGGATATTCAACATCGCCCTCGATGCCGCCTTCGGCGTAGGGCACGACGCCCAGGGCCTTGCCGGTCTCTTCCCAGAGGTCGAGGCCGCGGCCGCGCTTGGATGGCGACAGAGGGATGATGCTTTCTGGGCCGTCCTCCGCGACGAGGCCAAGGTGCGGGCGGGTCATAACGCCGCCCCAGGCGTGGGCCTCTGCGCCGCCTCCCGTGCCGGCGTCATAGCCGGCGGAGAAGGCTCCGCTTACCTTGTCCCAGATGCCGCCGAAAAAGCCGCTTATCTTTTCCCCAACGCCGGACCAGAAGCTGGTCCATTTGCTGGGGAGGGTCTCGGTGAAGAAGGTCTTGGCTCCGGCGACGCTGTTCTCTACCCAGGCCGGAATGGTCTCCGTGAAGAAGTTACCCACGCCGTCCCAGAACGAGGTCCATTTCGTCGGAAGGGTCTCCGTGAAGAAGGTCCCCAGGGTCTCCTTCGTGTTCTCCCACCATGCGGGGATGCTCTCGGTGAAGAAGGTCCCCACGCCCGTCCAAAAGTCTCCCCATTTTGTGGGGAGCGTTTCGGTGAAGAAGGTCGCGGCCTTGGTCTTTACGCCTTCCCACCAGGCCGGGATGCTCTCTGTGAAGAACGAGCCGACGCCGTCCCAGAACGAGGTCCATTTTTCGGGTAAGGTCTCGGTGAAGAAGGTCGTTACCTTGCCCGCGGCGTAGCCGATGGCATACGGGACGGTTTCGGAGAAAAAGTCGCCGACGCCATCCCAGAACTCGCCCCACTTTTCGGGTATGGTCTCCGTGAAGAAGCCGCTGATGGCAGTCCCCACGGTGTTCATCCAGCCGCCTTCGCTGGTCCACTCCTCCAGGAGGGAGCCGAGCTTGTCGCCGCTGAAGATGGAGGCGATTCCGCCGACGCCTGCGCCGACGGCCGCGCCGATGGCGGTGCCGATGCCGGGCACGATGGAGCCGACGGCCGCGCCGATGCCCGCGCCCGCGCCGACCATGCCGGTCTTTGCGCCTGCGCTGAAGAATTCGCTCTTGGCTCCGGCTTTGTCGCCGCTCTTGTTCTTTCCGATGCCTTGGAATAGGTCAATGCCGGCCCCAACGAGGCCCGCGATGCCGCCCAGGATGCCGCCGACGGAAAGCCCGCCTGCGAGGGCAGCTCCGCCCATGGTGGTCGCCCCGCTGCCGAGGCTGGTGCCGATGGTGGCGAGGCCTTCGGTGATGGCTCCGCCCGTTCCGGCCACGCCGACCCCGTTCTTCAAGACGGTGTAGACGACCTCACCGCCCCCTGCGGCGCTTCCTGCGCTCGCCGGTAGGGCGAGAGAGCCTGCGCCGCCTCCCAGGGCCGGGAGGTTGGAGAGAGCCTGTCCTGCGGCCTTAGAGGCCGCTCCAGCGCCGCCGGTGATATTGACGACAGCCGCCGTGACGTTCATGGTGTTGGTTGCGAGGGTCCCAAGGCCGCCCGCGGTGCTGCCCTTACCGAAGAAGCCTTTGACGTTATCCACAAGGCCCTTGCCTTTCTGGATGATGGTAGCGGCTCCTGAAAGGAGCTTGTAGCCGCCAACAGCTCCCGCTGCGGCGACGGCGCCCTTGTGGTCGCTGGCCCATTCGGAGAGGGCCTGCGTGATGCGCTCGGTATCAAAGCCGGCCATAAAGCCGTCGATGAACGAGGCGCCGATAGTCTTTCCGTCTTCTATGGCTCCGCTGGTGTCCAGGCCCAGGAGGGCGAGGAGGCCTGCGGTAATGCCGCTTCCGATGGTCTGGCCGAAGCTGCCCATCTTCCCGGCGAGCCAGGCCTTCCCGGTGTTGTTCCACCACTGTTCAAACGGTTCCGCCACGATGGCGTCCCAGGCAATGGAGATTTTCCCCCAGATGTCGGCGTTGGCCCATTCGTCGCTGCTGGTGAAGTCGGCGATGGTCTCCTTTAGCTGTGCGACCTTCTCGTCGACGAAGTCCATGGTCTTGCTGACGGCCTCGTCGATGTTCGGCATTTTGGAGGTCAGCCAGTCGACGAAGCTGCGGAGGTACGGGCTTAGACGATTGCCGAGCGTGAGCTTCACACCGTCCGCGGCGCTCTGAAGGAGCGTCATGGAACCGGCCAGGTTGTCCAGCATCGTGTCCGCCATCTTCTGGGAGGCTCCGTCGGCGTTCTCGATGGCCTCGGTCAGCTTGGCGTAGTCGGTCTCGCTGGCGTTCAGGATTGCCAGGAGGCCCTTCTGCGCCTCGACGCCTGCGATGGTGTTTGCGAGGTTCGATTTCTGGGCCGAACTCATACCGGCGGTAGCGGTCCGCAGCTCTCCGAGGACGTCGCCGAGGTCTCTGGCGCTTCCGTCTGCGTTGTAGAACTGGATGCCGAGGGCCGAGATAGCGTCCCTCGCTCCGCTGGTGTTGGTAGCCAGGCGGGAAATGATGGAGTTTAGCGATGTGCCCGCCATGGTGCCCTTGACGCCTGCGTTTGCCATGAGGCCGGTTGCAAGGGCGACGTCCTCGATGGAGTAGCCCAGGGCGCCGGCCATGGTGCCGACGTATTTGAAGGTTTCGCCCATGCCGCTGACGGTCGTGTTGGCGTTGGAGGATGCCGCGGCCAGGACGTCAGAGAAATGGGAGCTATCCTTCGCCTGAAGGCCGAAGGCCGTCAGGGCGTCAGTCACGATGTCGGAGGTGGTGGCGAGGTCTTGGCCGGATGCTGCGGCCAGCGACATGATGCCCTCGATGCCGTTCAGCATATCGTCGGTCTTCCAGCCTGCCATAGCCATGTAGGTGAAGGCGTCGCCGGCTTCCGAGGCGGTGTATTTGGTCGTTGCGCCCATCTGCTTCGCCTTATCGGTCAGCAGGACCATTTGGTCCGAGGTCGCGCCGCTGATGGCTTCGACCTTGCTCATGGTCTGCTCGAATGTGGAGAAGGTGTCGATGGTGTCCTTCAGGCCGACGCTCACTCCGAGGATGGCTCCGGCCTGCAAGATTGGGTTTTTCAGGATGCTTATGATGCCCCGCAGCGGGGCCGTTGCTTTATCAACGACGCTCATCGTTATCCGCCACGCCTTTCCGGCCAGGCCTCGAACGGAGGCGTCGATGCGGCTTATGACGGACGAGACCTTGTCGATGGCTTCAAGCGCCACCTTCCACTTGGTCCTGTTCATCTCCTGGAGCCGCTTCTGGGTCTTTTGGTTCACCTTGTCGAAGGCCGTCATCTTCGCCTGGGCTTGCTTCACGCCGGGGTCGGTGTTGTCTTCGACGTTGATAGGGATTTCAATGCGGAATACTTCAGCCGCCATTTGTCTCCCCCCTTCCGTTGGTGTCTGCGGCGATCTGAACGCGCATAGAGGCGCGGATGAATGCGCCGGCGCCGGAGGATGCCATGGCTTCGCTGACGCTGTTATAGCCGGCCGCGGCCGCCCATGCTTCAAACCCTATCCTGTGGAGGATATGGTGAAGGAGGGTCGCCTGGCCGCCGGCCTCTATCAGTTTTTTGCCAGTTCCTCTTCGGTCAGGCTGTATCCGCTGATGTTGTCGATGAGGTTCAGAACGGCGTCCTTCTCTCCGGGCTTCAGGCACTTGTCGATGACCTCGGTGCCGGTGAGGCAGTCGAGCTGACGCCACAGCTCCTTGTTGTCCCATACCTTCTCGCGGTCCGCCTTGACGGTGGCCTCGTAAATGAGGGCGTTGCGGTATTTGACGGTGTCGGTGCTCTCAGGCATTTTCACGCCGAGCTGCTTGTGGCGGATGTATTTCGTGTAGCGCTCCTTGCACTTGTTGTACTGCGCCTCGGTGAGGGGGCGGATGTGGAAGCTGAAGAGCAGGACGCCCTTGCGGACGATTTGGACCTCATGGGCCTCTTCCTCGTCTTCGGTGTAGGCCGCAGCCTTCAGGAGGCCGCCGAGGATGTCGTTCTCGTAGGAACGGAGGACGGCACTCTCTTCTTCCTTGCTGGTGCCCTCAAAGATTTCAGCGTCGTTTTTGTCTGCCATGGTTGGGTTCCTCCTTCTTGATGTGATAGGCCCCGGCCTGCGCGGCCGGGGCCTTCTGGGTTGGTTCTGTTACGCCTGGAGGAGCTTCTGAAGCTCCGGCGGCTCGTTGACAAAGAGGCTCCACTGTCTCTTGATGGTGTCGCCCACCGTGAGGTTCTGGAGGTCAATGTTTCCGCTGGGGACGCACTGGCGGTAGTTGATGCGCTGCTCGCTGTCGTTCCGGCCGCGGACGAGGCCCTGGAAATTCCACACGGGCATTTCGCCGCGCTCAATCGCCTCGAAAAGGTCAGTGAAGAAGCGCTCGTCGGAAATGACCGTTTCGGTCATGGTCAGAGTGACGCCGTAACCGGTGAAGACTTCGTGCTCCTGCGGGTCGCCGAGGGGCTGATACTTGGCGTTGGTGACGTTGAGCTGGCTCTGGAAGCTCTCGACGGTCGCCAGCATGGTGCCGTCGTCCGCAAAAAGAACGCCGTCCTTGCCGGAGAGCACTTTGCGGTTGTCGATGATGGCGTGGTTGTTCAGAATGGTTCTGTCGCTCATAGTCTCTTCCTCCTCTCTTATTCAGTCGGGGCCGTGAAGCGGAAGCGGTAGAGCAGGTAGACCTTCTCGATGCTGTCGATGTCGTCAACAGCGATGACGAACCATGCGCTGTCGCCTTCGGGCGGGTTGTCGTCGTCCTCAGCCATGGAGCCGCCGGTCTTCTGGAGCTTCTGCTCTGCGGCCATCGTCTTGATGACGGAATTACCGGCGGCGACGATGGTGGCGCGGCCGTCGGTGTCGTTGTTCACCTTGCCGATGACGTTCTCCAGGGTGTCGTCGATGCGCTGCATCAGCTCGAAGCGGGTCTTTACGCGGCGGATTTTCTTCCAGCCGTCGTCCTGCTCCGCGTTCGGGGTGATGAGGGTGTTGATACCCTGCTCGATATGCACCTGGCCCGCCTTGTTCTTGGTGAGGACGAGGCAGCCCTTTTTCAGTGCATTGATGACCTGGGTATTCGTCAGAGGCTGGGCGAGGTCGGCGTAGCCGGAAAGGACCAGATGCGTGACGCTCTGATTGGCCGGCGTGCTGGCGACCTCGCCGCCGATGCGGGCGGCCACAAGGTAGTCCTCCAGGACGC